CAGTGCGTTAAGGTCGATAAAAAGCTGGTAGATCCCGTCCGTCGTCTGTGCAGAGATGGTCGTGCTCGCGCTAGGCAAGTCGTACTCAGTCGTGCCAATCGAAGCGCTGCCGTTGAATGCTTCTGAGATAGCCACTAGTCAGCGCTCCAGTAGGTAATTACAAGATAACCATCTGCACCGTCGCCGCCTGCTGCGCCGCCAGAACCGCCACCACCACCTGCGCCATAAGCGTCAGAGTCAGCATTTGTGCCAGCTACCGCAGTCGTTCCACCTCCGCCGCCTTGTCCGGCTCCGCGGTCAGTAACGTCTTTTTGGACCAATACAGAAGGACCGCCGTGACCGCCTGCTCCGCGAGAAACAGCAGAAGTCCCGGTCCCAGATGTATTCCCGCCACCTAGATTTGCAGTGCCGCCGTCTGCGTTTGTCAAAGCCTGAACAGTAAAAACTTGCGTGCCTCCAGCTCCGCCATTTGCGGTGTATGTTGAGCTTGATGCGCCGCCGCCTGCTCCGTTGATTTGCTGCATTAGGCCTGGGAAAACGTTAATGTTTGTGTTTGACAGTCCTTGCCCGCCAGCGTTTGCACCTGCGCCCGCTGATGTTGTTCCTCCGGCTGTTCCGGTGCCTCCAACAAAAGTAGTGCCACCGGCGCCGCCGTTTGCAAACGTAGTAGTGGATGCTTGTCCTCCACTTCCTCCGGCTCCTGCACGCATAGAAAGTTTTGGCGGAACCATTGTCCCAGTAGTACAAACAATGGAGGTCGCCCCGCCTGTTGTTCCGCTAGATCCGGTTAAAACCTCACCGCCAACAGCACCGCCAGTACCTTTTGCGCCAATTGTGACCGTCAAAACAGAGCGTGGTACCACAACACAAGGAAAAAGATTAAGTGCGCCGCCGCTTGTGCCGCCACCACCGCCACCAACGCCAGATGCCGCTGTGGTCGAAGGCCCGCCACCACCCCCGCCGCCACCGCCAGCCGACACCATAGAGACCTGAAGCTGAGTTACACCGTCTGGGACGGTCCAGCTAAAAGGGCTGGATGTGTCTGTAGTATCAAGGACTCCATCACACAAAACGCCTGCGGTCGTAAATTCGACGATGTGTTGGTGTACTACCGGCCCGCCAAGACTCATTGCGACACCTCCAAAATACGGTCAGCATCTTCTGCCGAAATGAATCCCTGCTGTTGCAGATAGCGCACATACCTGATGGTGTCAGGATCGTCTGCCGAGACATCGCTTGCCATGTCAAGCAGCTCGCGCCCGTCGATTATTAGAGGATCTGTCGCGGCACGGATTGCGATGCGCTGCTCAGGCGTGAAGCGCCGCAGGAACTCCAGCCGGGTGACTGGAACGATCACATGCGCGTAGGGAGCCTTTGAAAAGTTTGTCCCATCGTATAAGTCTCCGGGTCCAAACCCACGAAGCGCGTCAGTGCGTTCAATGCAAATGTGGTCCGGGTAGACTTCCTGCGCTCTACCCACGCTGCTAGCGTGTATGCAGTTGTCTACCTTGCCGTCTTTAATAAGAAGTACATCCATGGTTTACGCCAGTGTGAAGATCGTGCCGGGGCTTGCGTTGTTGAACTTCAAGGTGAACGTTTCACCGGCGGCTAGCGTAACGCCACTACCCCCGTAATCGAACCACGCGATCAAAGCGTCCGCTGGGCTGGTGGAACTATCGTTGTACAGGACGGCATACCTAAACGTAGCCATGCCCCCGCCAGAACCGGTCCACTGCACCTCCGTGCCAGAAACGGTGGTAGTCAAAGTAGACACACTGATTGAAATAGTGGTTGTCTGGCCCCCTGTGGTATACCCGCCGCCAGAGGCGATCTGAGTGATGTCAGCAAGGACGGTGTTGGTTGCAACAGGGGCGCTGTTAGTCAGTGCGACTTTGAAGGTGTTTGCGTCAAAGTCGTGCACCCCACGAATAAGCTGCTCACTGAAATCGTCAAACTTGTTATAGGCTGAAGTCGGCATTTAATGGGCTCCTAACTATGCGATACGGATGATTGCGTTACTGGCATCTGCGGTCGGAAAAATGACGGTAAACGTGCCGTTGTTAGAGGTCTTTGCGCCTCCAAAATCAAGCACGCACACCGTCGGATCGCCCGCAGCACTGTCGTTGTAGATCAACGCACCATAAGCGGTGATCGTTGAGCTAGTAAACGAAATATCCGCAAAATCGGTCAAGGCGGTCGTCCCGCTGGTTGTCGGGGTGACGTTGGTCAACGCTCCGCCCCCCGCAACGTAGCTGCCAGAAGCAGAAACCTCTCCAGAACTGGTGTACGCCGTTGTCGCCGCCGTAAATGACGGGGTGTTGTCGTACAACGCCAGTTTGAACGTGTTTCCAGTGCTCAAGGTAAAGTTGTGCACCGCCTGCAACAGCTCTTTTTTGAAACTGGTGCACATGAAATTACCAGAAAAAGCCATCTTTATTTCCCCAACAAAGGTACGAGTTCAGGATGCCCAGCTTCTGAAAGACGAAGCGCGGTGGTCTGGCGGTCCTGATCTACCGCCTCCCTGAGATAGTGCTCTACAACCTGACGGATTTGGTCCTTGAATGCCCTAGCTTGCGCCTGAACTACAGGATCTGACCGATCCCCCACGTAAACGATCTTATCGGCAGCACGCTGCGCCAGTTCACCCACTGTCCAACCTCTGTTGACAGTAGTTGCAACGACAACGCCGTTAGTTACAGCAGGCATCTCTATGGTAATCATGGCGACTCCGATTTGAGCGGAAGTCTAAGCATACCATCACGATACTCATCACGACGACGCCTGCCCTGCTGCTCAAGCGTCAGGCCCTGCAACGCTTCCTTGTATGCATTTCGGAAGTAGCCCAACATGTTTTCAGGGCCTTTCATGTAGCTGTATGCCTGAACCAGACAGGCATACAACAACGCTTCTGGAGCGTTGTTGCTGATCCAAGTCGTCGGCGTGGTGGAGGACAACTGCGTTGGCCGGTAGATGTAGCCCAGCTCGACCACAAAGTTCGCGTTAGGCGTCGGCGCTATGTAAAACGTGTTCTGGTCCCAAACCGAGTAATACTTCGGAACCCCAGTCGTGGCGCCGTTCGGCCAGTATTCCTTCATGAAGGACGTGTCCCTGAAGTCAAGGAACACTTGATCACTGCCCGACGTGACCATCATGTATCGGTGCGTCAAAATGTCGGTCGGGGCCGTCAGGAACTTGTTCCCGTTGGTCATGTTCCCCGTCACTTCCAGCTTGAACACATCCAGATCGATCTCTCGGAGAATCTGATTCTCCGCCATCGTGATGAACGTGTTGATCACCGCGTTGGTGAACACGTTGCTGTTCACCTCGGTGTAGTTCCGGATATTCGTAACCAGTTCGTCGTAGGTCATGATATGTCCACTGTCACTGAGCCAACGACGCCATTAGCTATCAAAGGCTGGCCGACAATGTAGGGGCGCATGTCGTTCGTGCCCCTCGCTGTGCCGTAACTTTGAAAGGCAGTAAAGCCCGGCGCTCCAACAAAAACGGAGACGGGCTCAATTCGATCTGGTCGTGGATCTCGGAGTGCTATCGCATCGCCGCGATAACGTAAAGGCTCCAACTGCGGCTCTTTGGGCTCGTAGTCCTCCGGGCAGACCATGAACCCCTTCCAGTTCTTGCGAAGAACGTTGTACGGATACCGTTGTCCGCAGTAATCGCACAGACCAAGCGCATATTTGCCCGATGCAAAGGCCATCTCAGCCCCCTAAGTCTGGCACGAACTGGACACTTGCAGTATCCCGATCCTCCAATGCTGCCCTGTTGAAGTCTTCTTCGTAGATGGCTTTAAGCGCCGTAAGCCGATCAGGCGCAAACTTGAGCGCAAGCTGATAGGCAAGCCCAGACGCTATGCAAGGCAAAAACCGGAAGTTGATGTCCGTCGTGTTCGTGTATCCGCCAGCATCTTGGATCCGTCGTATCCTGTAGTAAACAAACGTATACGTTTGATCTGCCGCAGGATAGAAGAAGACTTTCGGCGTGTTCGCGCGCTGGACGTAAAACTGCGCGGGTCGAGATTGCGTGGACTTATCCGGAACGTTCAGCCAGTCCTCTCTACTAATTCTCTCAATGTAGATGTCGCTGTTCGTTCCCTGAACATTCTGGCGAATGACCGCTTCAAGGACGTTGACCGTGTCGCTCGGCAGCGTGATCTCGTTCGTCCCCTGCGTCAGGGTGTACGTGCCCTGCTCAATCGTCCACAGATTGAGTCCACGGTTGGCCCAGTCCAGAAAAAGCAGGTTGAGCGAGCGGCGTGCCGAGTTGAGCTGATAGCCACTCGTGTTGCGCATGCCGCAACGCTCAAACGCTTCTTCAACCAAGTCATCAATCGACAGGTTGAAGTCTGTTGTGCCCGAAGTGGCCATTTAGCCGCAAGACCCGCCCATACGCATCTTGCGTACACTGCCGCCCTTCTTATATCCCCTCTTCTTGGGCGCCGATACAACTTCCGGGCGGGCGCTACGAGAACCCACGATGGGAGTCGGTGCCCTAGTTGATGCCGGAGTCGATGCCTGAACCGTACGAACAGGGGTGGTACGAGCCGGGGTATTAGGAAGAGTGGCACTCACCGAAGATGGTCTTTGAAGTGACATTGTCGGAGCTACTTTTGCCGGTGCCGATGGCGCCGGTGCAGGCGTTTTAGCCATTGGCGCCCGCTGTGACGGCAGAACAGTGCCACCAGCGCTCATCATAATCGGCCCAGTCTTCTTGCTGGTTTCAGAGACCTTCTTATTCTTTGACCCGCTATTTACTGAACCGCCACCACGTGTGGCACAACCCATACCACGTCCCATAGCCATCTCCTATTTGCGAAGCTCGTCGAGCTTCTCTTCAAGTCTATTGAATCGCTGGTCCACGTGTGCGACGAACTTCTCAATCCTATCATCGACCTCTTTACGGGTGATGTGGTCTCGGGCAACCTCCTCACGTGTCTTATTGAGAAGAATGCCTAAGCGAGAGAGTTCCTCGAACCGAGCTTTAAGCATGAAACCCATCCCCGCAACCACTGCAGTGAGGAGGATGTTCCAGACCGTCATCTCCATCTAGCACTTCCATCTTCGTCGCGCCTGACGAAGACGGCTATCCGGGTCTTTCGCAGCCTCCGGATGCATCTTCATCTGCCCTGCAGAGCGTGCGCAAAATGACTTGCGACGCTTTGCACGGCCCGGGCTTGGGTTATCCTCGGTGACCGCAGTCTGGAGCTTGCTCCCGGGGTTTGCACGACGATAAGCGGCAACGCCCTTTTTCGTCATGCCGGCTCCCGCCTTGGTGGGCCTAAAGTTCCCACTTTTGACAGAAGTCTTAATCCCCATGCCCTTTTTAGTGGCCATTATGCTAGTGCACCGCCTTGGAACAGCAGGGTTACACTGGTCACGTCTACTGCACTGACATCAATGAACACGCCTGAATCAAAAAGGATGCCCATGTCCGGAAGAATCAAGTCATACGCCCCTGCCGCGGCAGGGGTGTTGACTGTGATAAGTGCAGTAGCGCCTACCGTGGAACCATTCCGCAGCGAAAACGATGCCGCCGTGCTCGAACAGGTGTAGTAGATCCCCACCACCCGAGTTCGCCCGGCAATCGCATGAGCATCGGCAGTCTTAGTGACTGCCTGAATGTTGCTGACGCTCATGAGAGCCTCCGATTAAGCGGTTCGAGTAAAGGCGTAGGCAGTCGCACTTGAGAACATCAGGGTGAATCGGGCAAGACCCGTCGCACCCGAAGCGACGGTCAGGTCGCCAAATGACCCTGCCGTATCTACGCCTGCGGTAGATACAACGCCGTTAGTCGCAGCGGCAATCGTGACGGTGTTCGCGCCGCCGCTGTTGTCGATGTACAGGTCAAACACGGTGCCTTTTACCGCACCAAGTTCTGCGCCAAGTAGCGTGCCCGTAGGCAGGGTGATGGTGGTGGCGGCGGCAGAAGTCGAGGTAATCCAGCCCGTAGCAACCTGAGCTGCCGTGGCCGTATTCGTCGCGTTAATCGCTGCCGTGGTGCCGTGCGTGATACTTCCAGAGCCCGCGATATTGCCAATAAACCCATTGGTAGAAGCAACTGGTCCGCTAAATGTCGTACGAGCCATCTAAAATTCCTCACATGCGAGTTCGTGTGCGCCTGTCTGCATGTCGTCAGCCGGGGCTGTCAGACGCACGATGTTTCCCGGAATTTCAACTATACAACAGCACTTCAGACACAGAAAGGGGGCCTGTTGGCCCCCTTCTGCATTCCGGGTTATGCGCCCGGCGAACCGAAGATCCCGCGAGGATCGCTAAAGCCGAAGCTATAACGCTCACGAGCCTTGTACCGCACGTTGCCGGTGTCGAAGTCGCCCTCGAAACCAGTCTTGATGGCCACGCGCTGGAACATCTTCATGCCGTTCGGAGCGTCGGTCTTGATAAACCATGCGTCCGGGTCGGTCAGGAAGTGGTTCACGGTGTAGCCTTGCGGCACCATGCCCATGTTGCGAACGGCGTTCAGATCGTTGTCTGCCGTGCCAACCCGCAGGGTGGACTTCAGAATACGATCAGCCGTGAACATCAGCTCCTTCGGGATTATCAACTTCAGGCCTTGAACAGCGATCTTCAGACCACGCTCGTCCGTGAACGCAGCGATGTCGATGAGCGCCTGTTCCAGCGAGGTTTCGCTGAGATCCGCCGAGGTGGCCAACTCGTTCGACAGGTCCGGACCCGTGAGGGTCGGGTGGTCCGTCGCGCAGAGTGCCTTTCCGTCCCCACCCAGCGACGTGGTGAACGCGCCGTTCAGGATGGAAGCAGCTTTGATCTGCTTGGTCTGTGCCATCGAGCGAGCCAGTGCCTTGGTGTACCGAGCGGCCAGACGGTCATATAGGTTGTCCTCAATGGCCTCTTCCGTCAGCGAGAAGGCAAGTGCAATCGTTTCGTGGGTATAACGAGCAGTGAAGGTTTCTTGTGCTTGGTCGTATGCAACGCCTGCACCTTCAGTCTTCACCGGAGCTTCGCCAAAGCCCGATTCCATTACCTCTTCCTCGAACGCACGATCAGAGGACTCTACCGAGTAAATCTCGGCATGCTCGTTCTCGTAGTTCTTGTACTCAAGGCCGAACAGGGCGTTAAGGCCCGGTTCCAGCTCTTTTACCAGTTGTGCACGTGAAATTGCCATGGTTATTTACCCCTTACTGGCCAGCTACACCGGCACTGCCGTACAGGTGTTCGTTGATTTTAACAACTACGATAGTGTAGTTCGTAGCCAGTTCATTGCTAGGTACGTCCCACTTGCCAATCAGCTTGAGATTCAGCGCTGCAGTAGTAGCAATCGTTGAAGAATCAAGCGTCATGTAGGACAGGCCGGTATCCGTAGAACCAGTGGTGCTAGCAGTCACGTCGGCGTTTTTACCAAAGTCTGCCTGTATAGCGTCTTCATCCCCTTGGATGATGAAAAGCTGGTTCGGGTCATCAATCACGTCGGCTACGATCTTGCCTTCGGTGATGTTGATGCTGCCCGGATAGTAGTTCTTCCAAGTCGGCTTCTTCGTGGTCGGGTCGACGTAGAAGCAACCATTGAACACGCCTACCGCGGCGGTGTGAGTTGCCGGCGCAAACTTAATGATGTAGCCATCTTTAAGCGTTACCAGATCACCCTGAAAGATTGCCCCGGCCTGATTATCGGCAATTTCATACCCGTACTGCTTTTGACCACCAGTAGCAGACAGATTGCCGAGGGGACGCAGACCAAAGGGCTTATTTACATTCGCCATTTGTTATACCCTCAAAAAGTTATTCACCGCTCCTTAGAGGAGCTGCCGAACGAAACACGGGACTTACGGTTCGGACGCTCGATTTGCATGCTCGAATGAGCATTGCTCTTCATAAGCTCGTTATCCGCAGCCTGCATTTGGTCGTTCGCGCGTTGATTGTAATAGGCAGCACGCTCCTCTACGGTTTCTTCGGGGATACGCGCAAGAAGCAGTCCACCAACGCTGATCACACCAGCATGGCGACCGTCATCCATTGTAGGTGCGGGAAAATCTGGGTGATCCTCAGATCGTACCAGCTCGTATCCTTCACGAATACGGCCTGCAACATTTGTACGGTCTTCAACACCACCAGCAGATGCCCGAATCCAACGGTGCTTGTATCCCAACGGCGCAGGGGGCGCATCAAGTCGCGAAGGAGGTGCCCACGGGCGACGTCGCGCGTTCTTGAGCCGGGTCTCCGACTCACGAGAATCGCGATTCATGGGTTTGAAGTCGCTCATGTCAGTTACTCCTTGACGTACTTGGCGTATTCCTCAAGCGGAACGCCCAGCTTTTTTGCAATAGCCACTTGACTTGGGGTCAATCGGACAGTGCGGCGCGCAGAAGAGTTGATCCCAGAGGATCGTGAGGCCGGGGCTACCGTCTGCACGACACGGTTAGTCCTGCCCTGCGTCCCGGATGCATCCTGAAATTTTTGAGGGAAAGCATCTCGGATACGTTTATCTATTTCATCATAGTATTCGTCACTGCTCGGGTCAATTCCTTCCACCTGAACAAGTTGACGATGAATTCCCCATGCCGCATGGGTCATTACAACATCCTGACCATACCACGGGTTCTTCTCTGCCCAATCCTCAACCCGCGGGTCAACCTGCTGCGTCTGCTGAACCGGTTGTGCCTGATACTGCTGCGGCTGCGGCTGTACCTGCTGTTGCTGCACATACGCCTCATGCTGGGCGTTTGCGACCTGCAATTGCGTGTTTTCAAGGGTCAGAGCCGTCAGGCGCTGCTGCGCCTCCGTCTCCGTGTCAATATCACCCTCTTCACGCGCCTTTCGGATGATCTGCTTCAGAGCAACCGCTTGTGTTTCAACGCGATTCCGCGCCTCAACTAACCGTTCCGCGTCCGTGCGAACAAACTTCTGTTCAATCTGCTGCGCGTGCGCCTGTACCTGACGGGCGTAGTCGAGCGCCGCCTGCTCACGACGCTCCGTTTCCCGTAGACGTGCGGTCAGCTTATGAATCCGCTTCTGAACCCGGTCGTTGTACTCGTCAAGCTCACGACCCTGCCCGCCTTCCGAAGTAACGGTAGGGAGCGCCGGATCCTGTTCCACAACCGGCACCTGAACAGTAGCCGGAGATTCGTTTTCACCAATGTTGAATTGTGCTTCTGACATGCCTAGCTCCTTACCACAAATGAAGAACGTCGTCAGGGTCAGCAACTACCCCCAAAACTTCGTCGTCGTTGATCAGCCGAATCTCCCCGCCGTCAATCGGGATGCGCGCGCCCGCGTAACGACCAAAGATGATCCAGTCACCCTCCGCGCACCACGGGCCGGTGGAGAACTTGGATTCGTCGGCATAGGCAAGAGAGCCCATCTTCAGCACGTAACCACAGACGGTGGTCAACTGCTGCTTACGCTGCGTCTCTTCCGAAAGCACAATGCCGCCTTTGGTCTTCTCGGCGCCGCGATACGGCAGGATGGCAATGCGCCACCCCGTAGGAGAAGGAATGCGATCAATGACCGCTTGTTCGAGTTTCTCAGGCTTGAACCCTTCTGACGTGTAAGCGTCGTCCAGTGTTGGTACCCGGTTTGCTTCCTCTTCCGCCCACTTACGTTCCAGTGGGGTGAGTTCCATGTGTGGTCCTGCCATTGGTTGCCCTCAGAGTAAAAAGCCGTCTTTGTCCGTTCTCGTTTCCAAAAGATCTTTCACGGACTGTTCTGCCAGCTTTAACCCCTCAAGACGACCCATCATGTAGCGATAACGCTCCATGTCAGAGATCGTGCCGTTCAGGATAATCTCCTCCGCAGCCGAGCGGAGCTTTCTGATTTCTTTCAGCACTGCGTCTGCAAATTCCAGCATGGTAGAGTTCCATGAAAGCAGGCGGTTTAACGCACCACCTGAAGCGTAAAAGCAAGATCAGTAGATACTGACCTTGCGATTCCCGTCTTTCTTCTTAACTACACGAGCCGGGGCGACCTCGCCACCGTCCTTCTTGTTGCGCGCCTTGCCGGCCTTGGCATAGGCAATCGCAGCCGCCTGCTTCACGGCAGCCGACTTGCTCTTAGGCTTGCTCGTGCCGATCTTTCCCTTCTCTTTGTACGCCCCAACCATCTCGCCGATGTTGGCGCTGATGGTCTTTTGGCTAGAACCCTTTTTAAGCGGCACTTCGACCTCCTCGTGCAATTTGTAACTGCAGTTTCGCCTGATCCATCTGCATTGACTGTTGCATCTTCTGCGTGTCTAGCTGCAGTTTCGCTTGATCCATCTGCATCTTTGCCTGATCTGCCGCAGCGCGCTGGTCCAGTTCCTGCCTCTTCAGGGCTACCAGCGGATCTTCCTCGCCGCCGCCGGCAAGCTGGTTCTGCATGTCACGAACCTGCTGCATATTGGTGGCACAACGGATGGCAACCATGCCTTCCTTCTGCAACGCCGACACCATCCGGTCAGGATCGGTGCCGTACATTCGGAACAGATCCGCCTCGACGTCTTCTTCCGACTTGATTCGGACGTGAGCCAGAATGTGCTGGTGCAGTTCCATCATGGCCATAGGATTCGACTGCATTGTCGGAGAAAGCGCCATCATCAAGTGCGCGGCAATGTGCGCATCGTGGTGCTGTCCCGCGAACGCCTTCAGTTTCATGCCGTTTAGCACAGAAGCGTTCTCGGTCATCGGATCACGGGGCATCTGGTTGTTCTGCGGGAGCAGAATACCGTCGATGTCGCGCACGTTCAGGGCCGCATAGACGCGGTAGTACGCTTCGTACAGGTTGTGCATCTGCGGAGCAGACTGCGCCATGCCCAACTGCATCTGCGCGAGCTGTAGACGCTGCGCGCTACTGAAGATGTTCGGGTCAGAAACTGGAACAACCGACACCAACTTATCAAAGTCAGTGCGCTTAACGCGTCGGCTGGCGCCGGGGACGTCATACGGGTACTCATCCGGTAGGTAGTACCCGAAACCCTCAAAAAGGAGCCTAAATTCAAGCGATTGCGCGTAGTGCAGACGCTTGTGGATGGCCGACATGACCATCGAACCGCGTTCCAGCAGCGCAATCGTCGTTCCGACCTGCGCATACTGGTTTCCGTCGCCAACCTGCATGTCTGCAGTGCTAGAAAGGCGCTTCCCGGCCTCCACAACAAACCCGAGAAGCGTAAACAGAACCTGACTTGGCTCTTTGTACGGCAGCGGCAGCAAAGATGCCGAAAGTTCCGCTCCGCCAGCGTCAATATCACGCCACTCGCCCGGCTGAATCGGGTCAGAGTCGTCCGCGATGCGCGCACCCTTGGCCTTAAAGCCCGCCGGAAGGTTTGCAAGCGTTCCGGCGTCAATCAATTGACGCAAAGCGCTCGTTGCCGCCTTCGACAGGCCCCCAATCAGGTGTACAAAGCCCAGACCATACGCTCCGGGGCCTTCTACCAGCACGTAGTGTACGAAATAGTTACGTCGGCAGCAGGTTTTGTCTTCTTCGCGC